GAAGCAAAAGTTGTTTATAGATAGGCTTGCTGTCACTTGTAGAGATTTAGAAATTCATGTATTCTTGGTAGCACATACAAGAAAGATGGCAGATGAATCAGAGATTCCAGATGCTACTCACATTCTTGGTTCATCACACATACGAAACTTATGCGATAACATTATTTGCGTTTGGCGTAATAGAAATAAAGAGCGTGAAGTAGAAAATAATGAAAAGACAGAAGATGAATTAAAGAAGATTCCAGATGCTATGGTCTTTGTACAGAAGCAACGTAACTATCAGTTTGAAGGTAAGTTTAGTTTTTGGTTTGACCCTAAAGGTTTAAAGTACAAGGAGTCACCACGATGACCATAAATGATTTTATAAAAGAATGTAAAAAATTATATGGTGATGATATAGAATATAAAGTTACCACAAAAGATGGCGTTGTATTTAAACAAACAAAAAAATGGAGTGATAAATATGATTCGGTTCGTTTTGACGAAATACAATTACGAAAACTTACTAACAAAAATTAAGGCACTTGATTTAACTAAAAGATGGCGTGTGAATATTAGCGAGGAAAAAGTTGTGAGGTCATTAGAACAGAATGAACGCCTTTGGTCGCTATATGGGTCAATTGCTAATTACATTGGTGAAGACCCTAGCACTGTTCATGAGTTATTAGGTTATAAGTTTCTTCGTTATCAAACAGAAATTGCTGGAAATGCAGTTGAGTTAGTTAAATCAACAACAAAACTTACTACTAAAGAAATGACTGACTATCAAGAGAACTGTGAACGATGGGCTGCTGGTTTAGGATGGAGTTGGGAACTGTGAGTAATCCATTTAAAATAACAGAACCTACAGTTATAAGTTTTAGTGGTGGTCGTACTTCTGCTTATATGTTGTGGAAAGTGTTACAAGAAAATGGGGGGGGGCTTCCTAATGACGCTATTGTATGTTTTGCTAACACAGGAAAAGAAGAAGAAGCCACACTTAAATTTGTTAATGATTGTTCTGTAAATTGGAATGTGCCTATTCATTGGTTAGAGTATAGAAGTAACAAAAATTTTGTAAGAGTAGATTATAAAACTGCTAGTCGTAATGGAGAACCATTTGAAACAATAATTAAAGAACGTAAAATGTTACCAAATGTTAGAGCTAGATTTTGTACGGCAGAATTAAAAATCAGAACAATGGGTAGATATCTTTCCAGTTTAGGTTGGAAAGAAAGATTAAATATGATTGGCATTAGAGCTGATGAAGGTCGTAGGGCAGTTAAAATGAAATCAGACAATAAAAATGAAGAGCCTATTATGCCTTTACACATTGCTAATATATCCAAACCAGAAGTATTAGAATTTTGGAGTAATAATACATTTGATTTAGAGTTACCTATTATTGACGGAGAAACAATAGGTGGTAATTGTGATTTATGTTTTTTAAAATCATTGCCAAAAATATTAACTTTGATTCAACAAAAACCAGATAGAGCTACATGGTGGGCAAAGCAAGAAGAGTATGTAAGGTCAATTACAGATGGTGATGGAAATAGATTTAGAATTGATAGACCAAAATATGCAGATATTCATAATTTTATAGACAAACAAGAAAATATGTTTGACGATTCAATAGAATGTTTTTGTGGAGACTAAATGAATTATAGAAGCAAAAAATTATTAGAAGCAGTGCGTGAGTTTCCTTGTGCTATGTGTGGTAGGCAAGACGGTACAGTGTGTGCTGCTCATTCTAATCAACAACGTGATGGCAAAGGGACAGGCATCAAAGCACATGACTATCGCATCGCTAGCCTTTGTTACCAATGCCATGATATGATAGACAATCATAAAGAGTTAAGCAGAGAAGATAAAGTAGAAGCATGGGAGTCTGCTCATCGCAAAACTATTGGATTGTTATTTGAAAAAGGATTAATTAAAATATAATGAATATATTATCTTTATTTGATGGAATGTCGTGTGGGCAGATAGCATTAAACCAATTAGGATTTAAAATTGACAATTACTTTGCATCTGAAATAGATAAAGATGCTATGAAAATAGCTAAAAAGAATTTTCCTAATATACAACATATTGGTGATGTAACAAAAGTAAAAGGTAGTGAATTGCCTAAAATAGATTTACTTATGGGCGGTAGTCCATGTCAAGGATTTAGTTTTGCTGGTAAACAATTAAACTTTAACGACCCAAGAAGTGCATTATTTTTTGAGTTTGTTAGACTTCTTAAAGAAACTAATCCAAAATACTTTTTACTTGAAAATGTAAAAATGAAAAAAGAGTCAGAAGATGTTATTAGTGAATATTTAGGAGTAAAACCAATAACAATTAATTCATCACTTGTATCTGCTTAAAACAGAAAAAGATTATATTGGACAAATATTCCTAACGCTACATTGCCTGAAGATAAAAATATTATGTTAAAAGATATATTAGAAACAAATGTAGATAGTAAATATGATTTATCTGATATTGCCAATCATAGAGCAAATACAAATAACAGAAGCAGGGCATTTAAACTTGACCAAGAAAAAAGTGGAGCTTTATTAGCAAACCAACATAAACAAAGTACAGATGCTTTGTATGCAATAAAGGAAATAATTTATAAAGAACCGTATTATACAAGGTATGATAACAATGACGGATGTATAGGTTATGTTGGCAAACAACCAAAACAAGCCACTAAAGTATTTTCTACTAATGGAAAGTCTGTATGTTTAACTGCTCTTGGTGGTGGTCAAGGTGGTAAAACAGGGTTATATGAAATACCATATACAAGAACTTGTAGAAAATTAACACCTACAGAATGTGAGAAATTGCAAACAGTTCCTTTAGGATATACGGAAAGTGTATCAGATACTCAAAGATATAAAATGCTTGGTAATGGATGGACTGTAGATGTAATTAAACATATATTTCAAAACATGGAGATTTAATTGGGTAAAGGTTCTACAAGAAGACCATTGTTAATTTCTGAACAAGAAGCAGAAAACAATTGGAATAAAATATTTAAAAAAGATTACGAAATAGAAAAGCGTTTTATAGATGGTGTATCTAAACCTAACGAAAGTCAATTTGATGGCGACAAGCCCAACGCAGTTAAGTCTTAAGAAGTTAAGAGCAGATGGATACCTAGTAGCAATTACAGAACGATGGAATGCTTTCGCCAAAATTAGACAAGATATGTTTGGCTTCATAGACCTACTTGCAGTCAAAGAAGGTGAGATACTTGCAGTGCAAACTACTACTGCTAGCAACATGTCAGCAAGGGCTAGTAAGATTGCAGACAGTGAGCATGTAGGAATGGTTCGTAAGAGTGGTATGAAAATACATATCCACGGATGGATTAAGAATGGTAGAAAATGGGAATGTAAAGTAATGGATGTATCATGAAGCCACATAGAAGGCAATACGAAGTACACGGTCAATCAGTTAATTTAGAAAAGTTTCGTATTCATATTTTAGAAGTTATTAGCGATAATGAATTAACTATTCCACAGATAGCAAATGCTTTAAAAACTGAATCAAGAAAATTAATGGGTGTGTTATACAACATGCATGCAGAAAAATTAATTAATATTAACAAAGAAGGAAGGTTTCTTTTGTTCTCTAAAGTTAAACCTTCATTGCTGCAAGAAATATATCATCCTATGCCAGACTTTAGCGATAGGATTAAAAGTATTTACATTAACTCAAGCGAGGAATAGATGCACATAGACAGACTTAAGCAGATACTTGATGACTGGGCTTTATGGATGCACTCACCTAGTCACAAACTAGGCTATCCAAGCAAGTCTCTTGGCATGATTAGCGGTGGTGAGTCTACTAGCGAAGCCTTTGAAGACATGGTATCTGCTATGGATATGACTAATGTTAGAACTATTGATGTCATAATCAGTAACTTACCTAGAGACCAAAAAGATGCAGTGTACGCTAGATACCTTAAAACTGTTAAGTACGATGACTATGAGTACCAGTTAGGGCTTGCCTTTGATAATCTACTATCTATAGCTTCAAGGCGTATAGTCGCTTGACAAACGTATATTAGTTATGCTATAATTCTGCTGTTGGGATAGTCTCGCCCATACTTTCCGTAATACATTTAAGCCCTTGTAAATAAAGGGCTTTTTTATTGGACCAAATATGAAAAAATCTGCAGCTACAAAAAAAATCGGTAAAGTAATGAAAGAATACGGTGCTGGTAAACTACATTCTGGCTCAAAAATGGGTAAAGTAGTCACTAGTCAAAAGCAAGCAGTAGCTATTGCACTATCTGAAGCAGGAAAATCTAAATCCAAAAAGAAGTAAAATTTTCAAAAGTTTTGAAATTTCCTGACTGAATTAGGTCATTCCCTGAAAAGTTTTCAAAAGTTTTTGAGTCAATCCTCTGCATTTGTAATTGCAAATGATAATCATTCTCATTAAGATTTTCGGGTATAATTAGCCCCTTAAGCCGCTTAAGCTTTTTAAAAAATAGATCATTCATCGGATTTTCGCATAGCCTTAATCCTTATAAATAAATATACTAAAAAAATAAGCCCTATAAATAGGCTTTAAAGCTTTTAAAATTTAATTCATATAGTAAGCCTTTAAGAAAAGATAAAAGGGGCTAAAAAGCCCCTTAAAATTGATTTTAACCCTATTAAATAGCTAAAATAGGTATAGTTTTTATAATAAAGCCGCTAGTATCTTTTTTGGCTTTTCCTTTAGCATATAAGCCTAAAATAGTATTTTTAGGGGCTAAAAACGTTAAATCTGATTCATCCCCATTAAGTACTGGCAAGCCCATAAAATAAGCGGGCAAGTTTTGATCCGAAAATACAGCCGCTAATCTCATATTCTTTTTAATTGCTATCTCATTAAATTTTTGAAATTCTGGTTTATTTGAATAGCTAAAAGTAAGATCATAATTTTTTGGTAAATTATCTCTATTTGGATTTTTGGTATAGTCATAAAACTGTACATCATCAAATAATTCAAAAATAGTGATTGATCGATAATTAAACCCTATAAAACGATCATAATGATCAAATTTAATATTCTCAAATTCAATATCGCTTAAGCCGTTAAGCCTTATGACTGGGATTAAACCATTTTTAATAGCTGTCTTTTTTAAGGCATGTATTTCAAAGGCTAATTTATTCATAAAAGCATTAATGTCACTATGAAATAATTTTGTACGATTAAGCCTAGCATTTTGTACATTATTAAAAATGCCCCTGCCTGCCGTGTTTAAACATGCATTTATACATCCTGCAGCTTTAGCAAATGGGCAAATATTTTTACCGCCTAAAGTATACGGGGCTAAATACATAATGCCAGTAAGATAACCTTTTTGAAGCCCTTTTATAGTTTTTGAATCCTGATTAATAGATAATAATTTCATAGATTAAACCCTTTTTTATAATTGTAATTGTATAAAGGCTAAAATATAGCCCTAAAGCCTTCAATGGTTTAAAGGCTTTAAGATATATTTAAATAGGCTTGCCGCCTAAAGCTTTTTTTATTATTTCATTAGCTAATTTTTTTGTATTGCATAAAAAATACCGTTGATTAATTAAGCCGCTATCCTTAAATTTAAATAATTCATTCATAAACAGCATTAAGCCTTTATTATCAAAGCGGGCAATTTTTTTAGATTGAAAATCGATAATATACATAATTAATGCCCTTTTGGTAAAACCATGCCTATTTTGGCATTTTCATCAATAGCAAAATCAACGGCAAATTGTACTAATTGACTGGCTGCCTTTTCGCTAGGGGCATAATAATAAATACAATTCATTATTGATGATAATAAACCCGCTAGCTGCTCATGATCTGGATTTTCATTAATTAATGATAATTCCTCTAAAGCATTAAGCCCTGCATTGTAACCGCTGTCAAAGTTTTGATTGATCATTGTAAGCCCCTTTATAAAATTGCATTAATTAAAGTATTTAATTCTTTTTGCTTTTTGGTATGAATGACAGGCTGCCAATTGCCATTGATAAAGGCTTGATCGATATCATGGCTATATATTGATCCAATTTCATTAAATATACCTTTTACATCAGCATAACGTATATTACCTTTTTTATTATCTATTAAAACAGCCCCAAAGCCATTTTTTAAGATTATTTGAGTACCTTTTTTAAGATCATTAGTATTTAACATTTTTAAGCCCCTATAATTAAAAATAAAAGAATCCAGCAATAAAACGATATAAAGCAAAAAGCCAATAAAATAAAGTTTTTAAGAATAGTCATAATTATTGATCCTCAATATTGATTGATGAAAAGTCACCATGTTTACTTGCTAACATAGAATTATAGTCCGCTAATTCATCATCGTATAAAAATTGATCATCCAGAATATGCTTTTTATCGCTAATGACTGTAAAATTAAACCTTTTTGTATCATCAATGCTATTTAATGCCGTTATAAGTTTTTTAATGTTTTGCATGATTTTCTACCCTTTTTGTAATGTTATTAGATAAGACAGCTATTAAGTATAAATTTTGCATTCTTTTAGAGTCCAGATTTTCAAGCCTTGATAATTCATCGCATATTTGATCAATGCTATAATTATTTAATTGATCCAAATTATCTATGGTTATCATTAATAAGCCCCTTTCTTATATTGCTGCGGGGCTATTGAATCCCATATTTGAAATTCATGATCGTAAATCATAGCTAGTTTACGTAAATTATCCTTTTCGCTTGATCCTTTCATATAAGCTTGATGATCATCGCTATAATTATAAAACCAGTCATGAGATTCTAAAGCTTTGAGATAATCCTTTAATCCTTGCATAGTATTCATTTTAAGCCCCTTTATTAAACGTATTAAGAATTGAGACGGCATCTTTTAAGGGTATATTAAAAACAGCCTTAATGGTTGCAGCGTCAATTTGAGTATCCTGCTGCCTTGCATTGTATAAAGTATTCATTATCCAGTCATACTTTAATTGTGATTGATTAGTCATACTGTTATATCCTTTATATAGTGAATGAATCATTAATTTATAGTATATTTAAGTTTACTTCAATAGGTTTATCGGATTTATAAAAAGGGTTTATGTAATTATGCCCTAATGTATATCTATTGTATGATCTTATCTTGCTGCTCTTATTAGTATGTAACGTTTTAAACTTATATTTAATACCTTTAGCATCTAAAGCTTTAATATAGGTTGATAGATCGCAATCTTCTTCAAGATAAGCCCATGCATACTTGTCATTAGATCTTATATAAGAATAAGTACTAATTTTATCCCATATTTCAAGGTTAAATAGCTCTGATAAATGTACTTTAGCCCATCCATGGGAAGGATCGGTATATATAGTGATTAATTTCATAATAGCCCCTTAATTAATGAGAGTGATTGAATGATCAATAGCATATTGCTTTAAATCATCCATGTTATAAAAGTAAACATAATCCAAAGTTTCGGATCGTTTATTATTATGCTTTTTAAGATATAAGCAATAATTGACTGGTGAATCATAACCTTCAAATTTATAAAATCCATATTTCATGTTAAGCCCCTATTCTTTTAATGTTAGAAAATGCTAATTGATTGCATAGTACATCTAGTTTATGCAGCCTATTAATTAAGATAGATTGATAGCTAATCTTATAAGCCCTATTATGTAGATTAAACCATAATGTATTACGTACCTTTAAAGCCTTGTCATATGTATTCATGATGAACCCTTTATATAATTAGTAAACTTATGTTTACTTATAAGCATTGTGAATAGCTATTGAATACTTGTCAATAAGATAAATTGTAAATGAATTGTAACAGTTTAAAAGCTTAAGCAATAAGCATGCCAGTTTTAAGAATACCCATTAAATAAATATGTATACATGAATAGGATTGTATGATAGATAAACCAATTAAGAATGAGAATCATTCGCATCTAGATAACGTGCAAGCGGATACGATGCCCGATGCATTAAAGCAGGATGATATAAGCATGGATGATATACATAGTGACAATGCTTTGATCCCTGATACCGTTGATGCTAGCAAGGATAAAGGCGGAAGACCCCCACACCTTCCAGATGCGACCACCCGAAATAAAGTATTCATGTTATCTACAGTAGGGACACGCCACGAAGATATTGCAACAGTACTTAACATTAGTGCAGATACCTTGACTAAGTATTACCAAGATGAATTAGCCAAAGGTCGTATTGAGGCTAACGCTTCTGTAGCAGAGACCTTATTCAAACAAGCTAAAGAAGGCAACACCACTGCTATGATATTCTGGTTGAAGTCTAGGGCTAAGTGGAAAGAAACATCACAACACGAGATAAGCGGTAACCCTGACGGTACACCTGTTGAAGTAAAGATTATTACAGGCATATAAGACCCCCCACCCTTATTTTTAAAAAAACGAAAAACCCCAGTTATTTGAAACGCCAGTACCCCAAATTTTTATAGGATATAAAATGGAAGAGTTTAAAGACGACACATCACAGGATAAGATTGTGAGCATATTTGCCCTTATGTGCCTGCATGCTGTCACTAATGGACATATTAACCACTGGCGTGCCAAAACCTTTTCCATACACTCTGCCCTAGGCGAGTTCTATTCTGGGCTAGAAGGTGCCATAGATTCATTCGTAGAGGCATATATGGGTAAGTATGGCGTATTAGAAGATTACACAGAGTTTTATAGTCTTCCTAGCAAAGACCCTATTGAGGAATTAGAACAACTGTCAGACGCTGTGAAAGAAGTTCGTGCTAAACTACCACAAGATTCAGAATTGCAAAACCTTATAGATGAGATTGCTGACCTTATTGACTCAACACTTTACAAAGTTAGATTCTTAAAATAATGGATGGTCTGCTTAATTTATCTCCAGACCAATTAAAAGAGATTATTGCTCGTGTTAATGGAGGCTATTCTGTTGGCGGAGGTAGTCAAGGTTATGGTGGTGGAGGAAGAATAGGTTATACTCAACCTATGGGAAATGATGCTTTATCTGTAGGTATATCTGGTAGCGGTTATAAAGCTGGTCAGTATTCAGACTTTCAACCTACAGCAGTAGATGCTAATTACCATACAGGTAATAATGATATTGGTTTACAGTACAGTCAAAACCAAGGCAATATGCGTGGACAACTACCACAAGAAATACAAGAAAATATTCCTGTACAAGCTCCAATTACAATGGAAAATTTATTACAACTTTTATTTAGAAAGTCATTCTAATGAAAAACGGATTATACGCAAACATAAACGCTAAACAAAAACGTATCGCTGCAGGCTCTGGTGAGAAGATGCGTAAGGTAGGCACTAAAGGTGCTCCTACTGCTATGGCATTTAAACAATCAGCAAAGACAGCTAAAAAGAAATGAGTGCTGCTTGGCAAAAGAAAGAAGGTAAGAACCCTAAAGGCGGACTTAACGCCAAAGGTCGTGCATCTTACAAAGCTGAAACAGGTGGCACTCTAAAAGCACCTGTAAAGTCTGGTGACAATCCTAGGCGTGCATCCTTTCTAGCTCGCATGGGTAACAACGCAGGTCCAGAACATAAACCTAACGGTGAGCCAACAAGACTCTTATTATCCCTAAAGGCTTGGGGTGCTTCATCTAAAGCAGACGCTAAAGCTAAAGCTAAAACTATTTCAGCAAGGAATAAAAAGAAATGAAATGTCCTATAGCCACACATGATATTAAGTTAAACCTTAAGCACAGAGATTGGGCATTTAAGAACGTAGGTTATGGTCCAGTAAACCCAGACATAGAAGATAAAGTATTTTGGGCTAAACGTGCAGACGAATGGGCTACTACTCCAGAGATTGCTCAACAATCACGTTGTGGTAACTGCTCTGCCTTTATCCAAACACCAGAAATGATGCAATGTATTGTGAATGGTGTAGCAGGTGATGAACCTGTAAACGAGTCTTATGCACCAGAAGTCATTGCTTCTGCTGAACTAGGTTATTGTGAACTATTCGATTTTAAGTGTGCTGCTGACAGAACTTGTTCTGCGTGGTTAGTAGGTGGTCCAATTAAAAAGCCACTTACTTCAGCACAAAAGAAAATGCTTATGATGGCTAAATTTGAAAATGGTAATAAAGAAAACGACACTAATGAATATACAAATGGAGAATAATAATGAGTAGCATAAGATTTGATGATAATGAAAATTTAGTAGACGCTTATGTACCAAGTACATCACAAGTATTTACAGTAGGTAATACTACAGCAGCTTCAACAGCATTTGGTGCAGGAACAACTTTAGTAAGAGTGTCTTGTTCACTTGGTCATTGCCATGTAGCGTTTGGTACAGCTCCAACAGCTTCCATTACAACAAGTATGATGATTCCAAACAACTCTGTAGGTATCTTCAAAGTTAATGCAGGTGATAAGATTGCTTATATTAAAGACGCTGCTGTAACTTCATCAACACTTTGTGTAACGGAACTAGCATAAACAAATAAACTTTAAGGAGCGATGACCCTATATGGAGTCGCAAAGCAAAACATTAGACACAGGTTATAGACCACGAGTACCACAAAAACTTATACACAATGCTGTAAAAGATAATCGCTTTGTGGTAGTGGTAGCACATAGACGTATGGGTAAGACTGTTTCGGCTATTAATCAGCTTATACATTCTGCCCTTACATGCACTAAAAAAGACCCACGCTATGCTTATGTAGCTCCAACATACAATCAATCCAAGAGAATTGCATGGGACTACCTTGTAAACTACACTAGACCTCTTGGTGCAAAGGTAAACATTGCTGAACTTCGTGTTGATTTTATGGGTAGACGTATCTCACTATACGGTGCAGATAATCCAGACTCACTTCGTGGTATTTACCTCGATGGTTGCGTCATAGATGAAATAGGAAACATAAATCCTTCAGTATTTAGTGACATTGTACGACCAGCATTAACAGATAGACTAGGTTTTTGTGTTGCAATGGGTACTCCAAAGGGAAATAACCATTTTAGAGGTCTTAGAGACCGTGCAGCAGAAGGTCAAGGATGGAAATTACTAGAGTTTAAGTCTTCTGACACTAAACTTCTTAACGAACAAGAATTATCTGCAGCAAAATTAGAGATGGGTGATGACAAATTCAACCAAGAGTTTGAATGTTCATTCAATTCACCAGTAGAAGGTTCATATTTCTCTAAATTAATTAACGAAATTGAAGAAAAAGCACACATGACCGAGATTCCTCGTGATGATTTGTGCAGAAGTTACACTGCATGGGACTTAGGCATGTCAGACTCTACTGCAATTTGGGTAGCACAGCTAACTGGTAAAGAAATTCGTCTTATTGACTACATGGAAAACCATGGTCAAGGTCTTGAATACTATGTTTCATGGCTAAAAGACAATGATTATATGCACTTTGAACATATTTTACCTCATGACGTAGAAGTTCGTGAGTTAGGCACTGGAAAATCTCGTAAAGAAGTATTAGAAGACGCAGGATTATCAATTATTACTGCACCACGACTTAATGTAGCAGATGGAATACAAGCAGCTAGACGAATTATTCCTAGATGTTGGTTTGACCCAAAAACAAAACAGGGTTTAGATGCTCTTCGCAATTATAGAAGGCATTATGATGAAAAAAGAGCAGTCTTCCATGATAGACCATTGCATGATTGGTCATCACACGCTAGTGACGCATTTAGATACCTTGCAACAGGTTTAAACGATGCTCCTGCAGAGGAATGGAACAGACCTATTAACGTAAATACAAATTGGATAGTATAACAATGGCAAAAGCAAACAAATCTGGTTATATAATGGATGAAAGTAAACTTAAGGCTATTCTAGATTCTGAAATCTGGAGTTCATTAGGTTACATTCAATCTGAAACCACAGGTGAACGTCAACAAGCACTTGAATACTACTTACGCAGACCATACGGTAACGAAGTAGAAGGTAAATCTCAAGTTGTTACTGGTGAAGTAGCTGAAGCTGTAGACGGTGCATTGCCACAACTCATTCGTATATTTACATCCTCTGAAAACATTGTTGAATTTAACCCAGTTAAAGAAGGTGACGAACCTTTAGCTAAACAAGCAACAACTTATGTCAACCATGTATTCTATAAAGACAATGATGGCTTTAGTGTATTACACAATTGGTTTAAAGACGCACTTCTAGAAAAAGTTGGCGTTGTTAAAGTATATTGGGATGACGAAACTAACATAACCAAAGAAACATATCAAGGTTTAACAGACGATGAGCTTGCACTCATTATGCAGGATGAAGAAGTTGAGATTATTAGTGTTGACACAAAAGAAAATCTTGATGAAAACCTTAATCCTAATGAAACTATAAAGACACACAATGTTAAGTTAAGAAAAACAGTTCGCAATGGTACAGTTAAAGTAGAAAATGTACCACCAGAAGAGTTTATTATTTCTAAACGTGCTAGAAACATTCAAGAGTCTGGATTCTGTGCACATCGTAAGATGATGACTCGCAGTGAGTTAGTTGCAATGGGTTTTGACCCTAAAGTTGTTGAAGGTTTAATGACTGGCAATGCTTTAGAGTACTCTCCAGAAAGAATTGCACGTTATACTCGTGGTGAGCAACCAACTGACATGATGTCACAAGACCACTCTATGCAATTAGTAGAAGTATATGAGTGTTATATTAAAGTAGATTACAATAATGACGGTGTTGCTGAACTTCGTAAGATTGTATATGCTTCTAGCGAGATTTTAAGTGATGAAGACTGTGATTACATTCCTTTTCACTCTATTTGCCCATTACCAATTCCACATAAATTCTTTGGTAACTCATTAGCTGACCGTACAATGGACTTGCAACTTATTAAGTCTACAATTACTCGTCAAATGTTAGACAATCTTTACCTAACAAACAATTATAGAGTTGGTGCAGTAGAAGGACAAGTGAACCTAGATGACCTTCTTACATCAACAGCAGGTGGTGTTATACGCATTAAAAATCCTAATGCACTAGTACCATTAACTGTTCAATCAAGTGCGTCACAGTCGTTTCCTATGCTTGAATACCTAGATAATGTACAAGCTAAACGTACAGGTGTGTCAGACCAACAACAAGGTCTTGACCCTAACGCTTTACAAAATACAACAGCTACTGCAGTGTCTACAATGTCAAGTGCAGCTAACGGTAAGCTAGAACTTATTGCTCGTATCTTTGCAGAAACAGGTGTTAAGTCATTATTCCAATCTATTTTTAGACTTCTTTGTAAATACCAGAAACAAGCAAGAACAATTCACATTACTGGACAATATGTTCCATTTAATCCTCGTGAATGGTCAGAAAACTATGGCATTACTATTAACGTAGGTTTAGGCAATGGTTCACGTACAGAACAACTTGCTACATTGCAAATGATTTTAGGTAAACAAGAACAAATTATTCAAGGCTATGGTCCTTCTAATCCACTTGTAAATCTTAAACAATATAGAGACACTTTAGCACGCATGATTCACATGGCTGGCTTTAAAGATGCTTCTGGTTTCTTACAAGAAATTAGTCCAGAACAATTAGCTCAATTATCACAACCAAAACCAGCTCAACCTGATTCTAATGTACAAGCTACACAAATCTTGGCACAAGTTGAAAAAGAAAAAGCTCAATTAAGAGCACAAACTGAAATGGCTAAGTTAGCATTAGAAAAACAACAAATGGAATTAGATAATGCTCGTAAGCAATTAGAGTTACAACAACAAGCATTTAAGATTCAAGCTGATGCAGTTAATAAAGCAAAACAAACTCAACAAACTCAAACTAAAACTATAGTTGATGCTTTGTCTCAAGTTAAAAATATGCACAAAGGAATGTAATTGAATATACAAAACATTCAAAACATTCTTAAAGATGATGATTTTAAATCAGTCTTACAAATGATGATTGATAGTCATATGCAACAAATTATAAACTCTAATGACTCAGATAAAGAAATTAGAGAGCAGTCCTATTATAAAATAGCTGCTATAAAAGAATTAATCGGCAGTCTTGAAGCTATTGCAGCAGGTCAGGCAATAGTTGAGAACCGATTTAAGATATTGTAGATAATTCTACATTTGGTAAGCCTCCCATAGAGGTAATATAGGAAAATAAATGAGTGAAAACACCATGACTCCAGAAGGTTCTGGAAGTGGCACGCTTACTGTAAGTCAAGCAGCCAATGCGTTTGAAGGTTTAATGGACACCCCAGCTAACTCTACTGAGCAACTAGCAGGTGAACAAGAACCACAAGAACAAGCACAGGAACAAGAAGCAGAGCCACAACAAGAAGCAGAAGTAGTTGATGACAATGCCGAAGTACAAGAAGATGACAGTCAAGAAGAAGAGCCTTCATATGTAATTAAAGCCGCAGGAGAAGAAAAAGAAGTACCTCTATCTGAATTGATTAAAGGTTATCAGCTTGGTGCTGACTATACGAAAAAAACTACCGAAGTAGCAGAACAACGTAAGCTAGTGGAAGCTGAACGTGGTGCTATTGAGGAAGCCAAGTATGTTCGTGATAATTATGCTCAACGTTTGCAAGCAATAGATAATTTTCTAACTTCGCAAATGCCACAAGAGGATTTAGCTTCTCTTAAGGAAAACGACCCTATAGGCTATGCAGTTAAAGTTGCTGAACTTTCTGAAAAGAAAGAACAACTCCAAGCTATAAGAGCCGAACAAAGCAGAATTGCTCAAGAGCAACAATCTGACTATGCTCGTGCCATGTCTGACAGAGTTGCACAGGAAGCATCTAAACTAGCACAAGTCCTACCAGAGTTTTCAGACCCAACCAAAGGCGATAACATCCGTAAGGAAATTCGTAACTATGGTAAAGCGTTAGGATTTACAGATGAGGAACTCTCTAATGTATATGACTCTCGCCATGTTCTGACTTTACATAAAGCAATGATGTATGACAAACTTCAGAAATCAAAACCAGCTATCACTAAAAAAGTGAATGAAGCACCAAAGATGATTCGTTCAGGTAATAGTGGTGGTAATAAACAAAGTCAAGAACAAGCATTACAAAAACAACAATCCCAGTTGCGTAACTCTGGAAGAGTAAGAGATGCCGCAGCTTTATTTGAACAATTATTAGATTAAGGAAATTAAATCATGGCAACGTATCAAACCTATACAGCTATTGGTCAAAGAGAAGACCTTTCAGATGTGATTTACAACATTTCTCCAACAGAAACACCATTCTTAAATTCAGTAGGCAAATCAAAAGCTACTGCTATTTACCATGAATGGCAAACAGACTCATTAGCAGCAGCTTCTACTTCAAATGCAGCAGTTGAAGGTGCAACAGCTTCTGATGCAACAATTTCTCCAACAGTTCGTGTTGGTAACCGTACACAAATCTCACAAAAGACTATCAAAATTTCTGGTACTCTTGATGCAGTAAACAAAGCTGGTCGTAAATCTGAAAAGGCTTACCAATTAGCTAAAGCATCTAGTGA